TGTATAAATCTGTTACTAATTCAGGGGAGAACAGTGTTCCCTTTGTTAATACTTCTGCCATTTTTATTCACCTTTTCCTTTCAAATCGTGCAGCATCTTTTTCAGTCCTGCATCTTTGTCGTCTTTGCTACCCTCCGGATCAGCCAGAGGCGGCGCGGGTCTTTTGCTTACCAACTTCGAGAGTGCTTCGGCATCTTTGCGGATGCTGTCCTCGTCCTCTCCGGTGAGTCTGGACGCAAGTTCATAAGGTAGCCCAGTTTCGTGGGCGATTCTCGTTTTTACCGAGGCGGACTCGTATTTCTTAATTGTTGCGTTCAGTTCTCCGACTTCCTTGTCGTGGTTTGCTACTTTTTTCCCTGCCTCTTCGAGAGCTTTTGTGAGCTCTCCGTTCGCTTTCTCCAGGTCTTTGGCTCTTCCTGCTGCCTCAGTTAATTCTTTGATCTGTTTGGCCACAGCTTCGTCTTTTCTCTGGAGTCTGTCAGCGATAACAGCGTCAAGCTGTTCTTGTGATGTGATTGGTGTAAATTCCATCTTGTACTCCTTTCCCACTTTCCCGGTGGTGCGGTAATTTATTTACTAACGCTCATGCGATTAGTAGCTTATTTTTTGTTTCTTTTTTTCCTTACTCTCTCCACATATCCAACTCGCCAGGATGATACTGTCTAACAGTGACACGTCTATGGCATCATTTATGGAGCGATACCCAAATCCACCGTTGGAACCGATCGCTCTCTTTTCGCAATTACTCACGGACCTGGTGAGTGATGGCTGGTTCATGTGGCAGAGCTTTTTGGCCGATAGCCTTTGCTCAAACGCTGCGTTGGCCACAATAATCTCTTTGACGGTCGGAAGAATCGGAGCTTTCATTTTCTCCGTTTTCATCTCTCCCGCCAGGAGTTGCTGACCGTTCGCTCCGTCCACTGCTACCTTTGCCACGTCTGCCTTTGCCAGAAATTCCAGTATCCAGTCATTTCCGGCTCTGGTCGGCCTGCAATCTATTGTCTCCACGAATATCTTGCCGCCCTCAGCTCTTACAGCGATAGAGAGTGACACGTTCGTTCCATCTCGGCCGTACTTGATACCGGCGTATAATTTGCCCTCTAACTTTGGCAACTTTGGCACCGCGAGTTCTTCCCACTCTGCTCTGCTGATTGCCGACTGCAAATTATACCTGATCCAAAATCCCAGACGCTGGATGTTGAAGTCCAGCTCGTCCGGGCCTATCTCTGCCAGGATTTTTCTCTCCGTCAGGATGGTTCCCAGTGATGGGTTCGTCTCGTACCATGCCTCTCTGTCATGTGGGTCTGTCTGCTGTTCCACTGACCATTCCGCCCATCCGGTGTCTATTGCTGCGCCTGCCAGAGCAGAGTCTCTCAGCTTCATAAACACGGTACCGGAGCTGACTGCTGTCGGTGGTGTTCCACAGAATAACGTCTGCGGGTTCTTGCTATCTGATACCAAGTATTTCAGAGCTGTCTCCTGGTCATCCTGATACTCCTGGGCCTCGTCGATAACGAGCAGATCAAAGCCCTCACCCAGACCACCTTTTGATGACCTCGTTCGGAAATCAATCCGGCCATCTGTGTCAATCATCCGGATGCTCTCCATTCCGATGGAGCTGGTGGCTTTATAATTCACACCGGCGGCGTCCAGCAGCTTCTTTAGTCGCTCCCATGCGGCTCGGCTGGTCGTTGTTCTGTGTGCTGTGTGTAGGATGTGCTCGCCTATTTTCAGGCCGTACATCTCGCGGATGGCCACGACTTCGTTCTTTCCGTTTCGTCTCGGTACGGAATAACCGAATTTTGAGTGGGTCCATAGACCGTCCTCATTCACTGCCAGGATGTCATAGGTCAACAGTTCCTGCCACTCCTGGGCTATTCTGCCGGTGGAGTTGTACAGGTCTATCGCTTCCTGTCCTTTGGTTTCTGAATATGGGATGACCACCGATTGAGTGGGAGTCTGACGACCTAATCTCTCTGCCATCTTTTCCCTCCACTCTTCTCTGTGCTTATTTGGCCATCAGCTCGGCCTCTTTCTCTTTCGCCTGCTGCCGTGTCCTCTTTGTCAGCTCCAGGCCGATGGTCTTTCTCTGTTCCATCTGGTCCGGTTCGCTCCAGGTGTTCTTGTTCCATACATCCTGCCGCTTCCGGCCGGAGTGGAACGTCACCGTACACCTGCAATTATCATGGCGCCGGTAAACATCCTGCGGAACGTCCGGATAGCTGTAACTTCCGGCCAGGTTTTTACACCATGCGCAAGCCTTTCCCTGGAGTTTTCTGGTTATCTTTGTCTCGATTCCTGACCTGTATCGGAAATTAGCGTTTGCTTTTACAAAGTCATCCATGAAGCTCTGCGAGATGTTCCTGACCGGTTCATCCATGCGTCTCTGCACTTCGTCCCGTTCAATCCCCTCTTCGCTGACTGCTCCCACGATGCTGTTGATCCTGTCCGTCGGGAGTTCTCCCTGCTTTGGCGACAGGTGGAATCCCGCCGCCTCGTCCATCACTTTCTGAACCTCGATTGCTGCCTCATTTGTCAGCGCGAAATTCTTCTCCAGCATCGTCCGTATGATTCTGTCCGATATGTTGTAGTACATCCTCCCATCCGGGAGAACGCTCTGTGTTATGTCTTTTTTCAGCACTTCCGCCAGTTTGTCCCCCAGCCCTCTTGCAAAGAGCGAGGTCTCATTCATGTCAGCTGTGCCATCCCTGACCTTTCTCAGGAATTTCTGGATTTTCGTGTCAGATGCGACTGCTGCCTCGAAATCTTTCTCAATTTTTTCCAGCAGTTCCGGAACTATATCCACCATTTGTACCTCCTTTGCTTCCCGGCTCGATTCCGGTCAGGTCTCGGAGGTTTTCACCGTCAAAATATCCCGGTACTGTCTGGTTTATCTTGATTGTTCCGTCTCCGATTGCGGAAATTGTTGCCGCATCCGGCTCGAATACCGGCTCCCACTTTGGTTTTGTCATGTACAGCTGCTGCCTCTGGTACTCATAATCGTCGCGTACACACGCCGCCAGGTATCCGGCGTTCAGGAATCCGGATCCGAATGTCCTCTGGGCTTTTCTTGCTGTCAATCTCAGGTTCTCGTGTGCTGCTTTGATTGCTTCGGATGATGACGGATTCTCTGACGGGAATCCCAGGTCATCCAGAGTCAGGCCGGTCTCTCCTGCGAACATTCCGGCCAACATTCTCAGCTGCTCTATATACGGCGACATGCTCTGCTGCGTGAACTGCCCCAGCTTCGGCTCTCCGCCCTCGTCGTCCTTTGTAAACTGCAAGAATGAGGAGATGGTCGCTGTCCACTTATCCATCATTTCCGCATCCTGGGACAATCCTGTCACGTATTTCTGAGGAAATGAATAGAACTCTGCGCTGATCTCCGACCTCCTGAGTGTTCTCAGGGCCGCCTGTTGGATACTCATGCAGGCTCTGGAGATTCTGGAATGTCCGAACGGTCTCACTGCATCGGGGCGGAAGATAATCGGAACCAGAAGTGGGTACGGCGCCGGGTTGTCGATGCTGTATTCCTTTTTCCCTTTTTCCTTGTATGTGGTTCTTCCGGGTTCAAAGTACGCCTCTGATATTGCCGAGCCGTTTTCGTCTCTTTTCAGAACTGCATAGCCCTCTTTGAGCATCCCCGTTATCGGGTCGATGATTCCGGTCGCATTGCCGCCATCAATCACCTGGAGCCTCGGATACCCGTTGTCGTCCGCGCTGATGTAAATAAAACAGCAGGAGCTGATGGCCGCCGATAATACAGCGGAATCAAACAGCACATCGCTGTTGTTCATGTTGTAAATCTGATTCAGGTCAAAATTGTCGTTCAGGAATGTCCGGAACACCAACCTGTCTGCCAGGGAGTCGGCCGCTTTTCCCGACCATCCCAGGACTTCTTTTAGCCACCCGAACTCCTTGGGCGTTGTGATGTTAAAGTCTTTGACGGCGTTTTTCATCTCATAATATTCATATCTGAGGAGCACTCTCGGCCGTTTCTGGGCCAGTTTTCCCCTCAGGTACGCCATCCCTTTTGCTGTACTCATTTCTCTCTGTCTCTCCTTTCGTTTTTCGTGAGAAAATTTTCCCA